CTTTAAAGCTGAACTATTATTTACAAATCCTTTGCATCTTAGAATATCAACTACCCCACCACCTACCCCATCTTCATCTACCACAATATTTGAATAAGGTACTTTATACTCCAATGCAAAGTTTTTTATAAGTTCAGCAACTTCAACAACCGACTTGCCATTGTATTGATAAAGTTTAACACGCATTCCACTCCATATCCCAATGACAGTACTATCAGAGCCAAAACGTGCCACATCGCAAGTAATGTAAGAAGGACCACTAGGCACAAAGTCATTCCTAAATGAATCAAGTATTTTTTCATAGTCTATTAATTGTGCAGGGTCAGAAGAATATTCCCAGTTACCAAATAGCAATCTTTCTTTGCTGACTTTATCTAAAGTTAAAAGGTTTTCCTTATAGTGCTTGGATATGTAAGGGTTATCATCTATTAACGAAACAATAAATCTTTTATTGTCTGCTATGCTTCCGTCTTGTTGTGGCTTGTAGAACTCCGAGTAAGCCCAATTTTTTGCAGGGTTACAAGTGTAAAGAATCTTAGGTACTAAATCGTTTTGGTCAAGTTGGAATCTTATCCTTGATTTAATAATATTTCTTGCTTTGTCATCTACTTGGTTAGCCTCATCTATAAAAGCATCTGTAATTTCTAATGAACCTAATTCATCAAAGTTTGGGTCGGAAGGGTAGGAGTAAAGGTCTTTAAGTAGGATTGTTGAACCATTAGGAAACTCTATTTGGCTAGATTGTCCGTTAAACTTATAATGCTTACCTGCTTCTAATCCTTGCATTTTAGCTATTTGAAAGAACGAAACAAGGGTTGTTTCTTTAAGTGTTTTCAATACTGCTCTGCCAATTAGTCCTCTTGTATTGGGATATTTCAATCTTTGTTTTAACTGCCAATAACAACCTAAAGCAGTTTTCCCGCCACCTGCTCCGCCTCCAAATAGTATTTCATTTGTTGTTTTATCTTCTAATAAGTCTAAAGCAGTTGTTTGCTTGATGGATAGTTCCATTAAATAGTTCCTTTTTTTTCAATGTAGTTTTTCTTTTCTTCCCAAGTAATATTTAAACCGCCGCTTAATTCTATTTCGTTTGTTTGTTTGGCTCTGCCTTCTAATCTATCAAGCAATTCTTGATAAGCCCTTATATCTCCTTTCATTGCTTTAGCTATAATTTTCATATCTAGTTGTTCGGCAATGCTAAATTCTTCCATTTCGCCTGTTACTGGATTTTTAGTTGTAGTAACTAATTCCAATAAACGAAGTAATCTTGTTTTACTATTCAACACACCTTTTGGTCTTCCTGTAGGATTCCCGCTTACACCTTTTTGGAAAGGTTTTAAATTATCATTACTCATTTTTATTAATATTAAAATGTGCTTGATATGCTTTATCTGAAGCTATATCTAAATTTTTTTTAGCTTTAACTAAAGTTTTTAAATGTTCAGGATTTATTCTATTAAATTCCCTTTCTTTTTTTTTCTTTCTTATCCTATTTAATTCTTCGTTTATAGAATCACATTTCCACATTTGTTCAAGCGAATAATAAACAATAGTATATCTATACGCTTGTTCGTTTTCTTTTTCAAAGTTAGTTACTCCATGCAAAATGCTTTGACCATCAAAAACCGATAACGTATTATCATCAATTTCAAATTTAATATTGTATTCAGGAAAAACTAATCTACCTCCAATCATTCCTCTTTTAAAAGCCACCATATTTGAAAGTACTCCTTTAAAATTTCCTGCGTCGTGATGATATTTTAAAGCATTATCTTTATTAACAATGCCGCTAGTAAAAGGTGTGCCTTCTATAGTCCATTCATTTAATATTTTTTCTTTTACTATTTTTTCATGTATATTAAATATATCTGGGAAATATTCTTTATAATAATCAGTTAATTTTTTAGCATATTCCGTAATAAAATAATGTTGTTTCGGGAAATTATTAATCATACTTGTTGAACTACAAAAATCAGACCTCATTACTATTTTAGGTTTATAACCAAATATTGCTGATTGAGTTTTTAATCCTGCAGAACGAATTGAAGTAGAATATTTGATATTTTTTACTGCCCATCTCAAAGCGTCAGTATCATTTTTTAATTTAACATACAATATTTTAGGAACGCCATTTTCTGTAATCAAACAATCATAATTTATTAATTGTTCTGCGTCAGAATCTAAAGCTGTTCTTTTTTTATAAACAGATAAATCAATAATTTTAGATTTTAATTCTATTATTTTCATATAGAAAAATATATTTTTTTGAAATCGTTATCTAATTCTTTTTTAAAATTTTTTTCAGAATACTTTAATATTTGTTTTTCTCTTAATTCGTTATAATTTTTTAATTTTTCTATAATTTCATCTTGACTATTAACTGCAAAATCTTCATCCCAATAACCTGCGTTTTCTAATGTTTTTTTACAAGCGTAATCATAAAATAAAAGTGTTTTACAAGATATTATTTCATAAAATCTATTAGCTGGTGTCATAATATTTTTATGAGAAAAATCATCTTCAATATATATTGAACATTGAAATTTAGGTAAAACATCTAATACGTTTGTTTTATTTGTATAAATATTAGATTTACTATTTATTTTATAATAATTTTCTGCATTATTTTTACTACTTAAAATATGTATATCTAAATTTTTATTAAATTTCAAATATTTATTGAAACTATTCAATCTACCTTCTCTAAAAGCACCATAATAAAACAATCCAGATATATCGTATATATTTTTTGGCATATCATTTTTTGATAATAGTTTATTTAAATCTAAAGTATAATGATTTTTTATATTATCAAAATTATCATATTGAGCTATTCTAATTATAGATTTACCATTCAAATTATTTTTTAATAATGAAGGTATTTTAATGCTATAGTCGTTCCCAATCCATATTATTTTTTTAGCATTATAAATTAGTTTTTTAGCTTCTTCTCTAAATTCACAAAAAAGTGTAATCCCGTTTACAATTATTAATGTATCAATATTATAATTTAAAGCAAATTCTGCTTTTTCTTTTGTATCTATTAATCTATATTCTAATAATTTAGAAATCCATACGTCTATTTTATTAGATGGTTGTATGCTTTGTTTGCCACATTTTAAAAAACTTAAAACTAAATTCATTTTGTTTCATATTTTTCTAACAATAATAACAATACTTGACTATTATCTTCTAAATCATTTGCTTTTGCAATAGAATCTAATCTTATCATTGTAGGTTCATAATTTTCATTTTCAAAATAAAGTACTATTTGTTTTATATTATTATTTAAATATTTATCTAAAGTATTCCCTAATAAATTTTTGTCTATTTCTGGTTCTTCGTCATTATCAAAATTAAATTTTGGCACATCTAAACCCCACTCAGATAAATCTTCAGAATCCCATTCGTTTGCCAATAAATCCCAATCCCATTCTCCATATCCTACATTATCTTTTACTATAAATTCTCTCTGTTGTTTCACTGATAAACCTGAAGCTATTTTTACAGGTACTTCAGTCAATCCAGCTTCTAAACAAGCTTTTAGCCTCATATTTCCACCCAATACCATATTGTTCTCGTCTATTACAATAGGTCTAAGTTCTAGCATTTGAGGGAAATCCTGAATAGACTTAACAAGTTGCTTAAACTTGTGGTCTTTGATAATTCTGGGGTTGTTGGGGTTGGGTTTGATTTCTTGTATTTTCATAGTTACTTACCTTGTCCACGACTAGGTTTTGGTTTTGGTGTATGTTTATTATAAGATTTTTTTGCCTTGCCTTTTTTCCTTGCTCCAAAGGAAACTTTGCCATTTGCATTTAGTTTAGCCATTATTTGTACTTTTCGATTATTTCGTTTAATTCAGTTCTTGACCAACGTTTTATTAGCCTATGTTGGCTTTCTAGATGTAAAACCATTCTTTCGCCTATTTTATCTATTAAATTCTTTCGGTAGCCTATTAGATGAAATTGGTCGAAGCCATTGCAAGACTTACATTCTCCATTAACGTTGTACTCATCAAATCTTAATGCAGAACTTCCTTTGACTGGAACGTAATGCCCTGCATCCATAACTTCGTGTCCTTTAACTTGACCGCAAGAAATACAAGTAAAAAATCCATCTTGTGAATCCCTTGTACGAATATATCGATTAAATATTGTTTGAGCCTTTGCCGTTAATTTAGGAATCGTAGGTAGTGCCATAATGCAAAACTAAGTTACTTTTTGATACGAAACGTTATTTTTCGGTCTTGGTACTCAAATCGCTTCTTTT